GTATTTGCATACTCTTGACCCCCAGATTGCAACATTCCCTTGATGCGTTTGTTCTCTTCTAGCAAACGTTGCGCTAAAGTGACGGCCTGTTGTTGCTCTCGCAGTGCGGCTTCCTTCTCTCTACGCTCGTCATGCCACACTCGCTTCATTTGAATCAGCTTGTCTTTGGCATCTTTGCTATATTTGTCGAGATCATCTGTCTCGACTTCAAGATTCTTTACGAATTCTTGCGGAACGGGCTTGCGGCCACGGTCTTCTGGAGGAGTATCGTCCTCAATTTCAATTTCAAAGGATGATGAGTCCGACTCATCATTCACTTTAGTATTACTTTCTTCAAGTTCATCAGGAAACTTGAAGTCAAATTTATCATTTTCAGCCATGTTCAGCTCCTTAGTTTGAACGCTTGATGCCGCGTGGATCGTCTACCACCGCTTCAACCGTGTCATCGTTGATCATTCTGAATTCTCTACCATGAATCAGCAATCGTGAGCCCGAATTCGGTCTAACAATCACAAAATCACCCTTTTTACACCACGGGCCACTAGGGAAACGTGCAGTATCGGAGTAACAATCAGGGCCAAGATCGACAACGAAAAGGACTGTAGCCAGTTTCTCTTCAAAGTTGACTGTCGAATCGGCTTTAACAATGCCGCTTTCGAACTCTTTTTCAACCTCGGGGATAGCGCAAAGAATGCGATAACCACTTGGCTTGGGTAGTTGTGTAGCCTTCTCTTCAGCAGGTACATTTAATAGTGCGGATAAGTCCACCGCTTGGGTTAAATCAACATCATTCATCGTCCGAATGCTCCATTTTCTTTTTCAAGTCTAATATGTTTTGTCGTGCGACCAGCAGACCTCGTATCTCGCCGCACAAATTTAAATACTCAGAATAGTCTTTGGCTTGCCCGCTAGCTAACCAATCCTTGAGCATTACTACATTCGATTCCAGTTGTTGTACCAGAACATCTGATGCATCCATCACTCTCCTTTAGGTTTCTTACTTGCCATTCGCTCTTGATGTTTGACCTGCATGATTGACTTCATGCCGTCTGCAACAAGCTCGTCCTTAGCCCGAGTATCAGCAGTTCTGTCTGCTAAATACTGCTTGGCCATCTCAACACCATGAGCAACCGAATCGGAATGCTTTTTGGTCTTGATCTCTGCCACCTTGGAAGCTGCTTCCATGTGTATCTTTTTCTCACCTATTTCATTAGCTTGTTGTCCAAGCATATGTTTAGATGCCGTTTGCGCCATTGCAATTTGTTGCTTAGATTGGTTTTGCGCCATAGCCACTTGTTGTTGTGACTGAATACGCATCTGCTCAATCTGCAACTGCTGCTGCTTGATCTGCAACTGCATTGCATCCATCTGGGCTTTCTGCTGTTGGGCTTGAGCCTTAAGCTGCAACTCTTGTTGTTGCATCTGAATAATTGGATCTTGCGCTTGTTGTTGAGCTTGTTGTTGTGCTGCTTGACCTTGAGATTGTTGTAACAATCTTTGAGCCGCCTGAGCAAGCAACGGAGCCAATTGAGCTTCCACCTTGGGATCCATCTTTTCCTGTTCGCCAGACTCGTCTGTCTGTGGAGGTAATGCAAATCCTAGTTGTTGCTCAATCTGCACCCTATACTCAAAGCCAATGTGCTCATTAATATGAGCCATAAGTGCTTGAGTAATAAGAGGAGCTTGTGGGTTACTCTGCAATAATTGTTGGGTTTTTGGATCCTGCATCGCAGACATATGGACTGTAATGTGCGCCTGATGATCCTGGTAAGCAAAAGCCTTAAGCGGCTTCATCACCAAAGCATTTTGATTCTCCGTGACTGGATCAGTCGGAGCTTGGTCTTCAGCCATAGGAATCAGCTTGTTAACATCCTTAATACCTAAAACATCAAGCATCTGCTTATGCAATAGGGGCATGTTATATAGCTGAGGAGCCTGTGAAGCTAACTGTAAAACCGCCTGATATTGAACAATCTTCTGCGCCATCGTGGACGCATTAGGATCAGCTACTGGGATTACATCGACATTGTGATAGTCAGATTTCTTGGCTTTTCTACTACCTTCTTCAGGATCATAGTCGTAATCTTCAGGCGTATAGTCAGCAATGATCTCCTTCAAAAGACCCAACTCTTGCTGCATCGAATAGTAAATTCGAGCCTGAATAGCAGTCGTTACCTTTAGCGTTCTCTCCAAAATAGCCAAAGTCGTACCAACTGGAGACTGTCCAGACATATCACTAATCTGCAAGTCAGCCGTATTAGCAAAGCGTCTTCCGTCTTCAACGATCTGATTCAACAAAGCCATCAATACTTGGCTAGGTTCCTTATAAGGCAACGGCAATAAGTTGTCTTTAATAGATCCGCTAGGAACGTCAACGTCCCTGAACTCTCCAGGTGCAATCGGTGTATCGTCACCCTTCACCCTCAAGCCACGAGTCTTGAATCCACCAGGCAAGTTACTTAACGTACCCGCATCAACCAACTGCCTAATCAAAGACGTACCAGACTTGGCAAAAGCTCCAATCAAATGGATCAAACCAAAGTGATAGAAACCAAATCCAGGTACATATCCATAATGTACAAAATGCTGTCTTTTGGCCTTGGTCGGATCATCTGGTGACCAGTTTCTCCTTACCGCCAATACGCTTGTAGTACCTTTTTCAATCGTAACTATATAAGGCAAAGCAATGCCAGTCGGCTCACCATGCTTATCTACATCTTCAAATCCAGGTAAATCCAAGTCCACATGGATCTCTAATACCTTGTATCTATCGTCCGAAGTAGCTCTAAAGCCAAGCTTTTCAGCAATCTTCTTCTCGACTTCATCTAATATATTATCTGGGTGACCGAGATCTACATCTCTATAGAAACCAGCAACCTGTAATCTTCTCAACTCATTTTCCGTCTTCCTCATCACATGAGTAATACGGGGAGCACTCTCTAAACTACTGGCTCCATAAGGAACAACCACATCCTCGGCAGGAGCAAACATCGACACCTGTCTTCTCATATGGGGATCGTAATACACTTTCTTAAATGCATTACCAGCTAACCCCAAGCCCCACAACATCCTCTCATGCTCAGGACGGTACTCTTTCATAACGTCCATCAACTGATAGTTCATGTCATTCTGAACTCGCTCAGCAGCTTCCTTCTTAGCCTGAGTTTCTTTACCAACGATCTGAGTCTTTACTGGCCCAGCCGCAGGAAACGTACTCATCATTGTTTCAGCTTGAAACTTAACCAAAGCCTCAGCCAACAACGGGTGATAAACTCCACACGCTCCCTCCCAAGGCTCAGTCCTCTCCTCAATCTTCAATCCCAACAACTCTAGTCCATCGACATAAGTCTGCATCCATTCTTTTCTGGACGCCAAATCAGAATCAAAGTCACCAATCAATTCTGTCGCAATACTCAATAACTCCTGCTCCCCAATGAAGTCAGCTAAGTTATCGTCAAAAGCAATATCGTGATCCTTGCCCATTTCAATATCTAAACCATCAGCGTGAATGCTCACACTCTCAGGATCTTCTATCTCTATCTCTATTTCTGGGCCATCGTTTAATAAATCTTCCAGTCCACTAGGAGCCCGATTAAGTGCTTTTTCCAACATAATTAATCCTTATTTTTTGCAGTTCCAGTCGTGTTATGACTCTTATCATCCCAGTCATAACCCACTGATGTAGGTTCCCCTTTTAACCATTTCTGTATGGATAAAAAGCAACCCCCTAGTTCCCCAAATTTTCCACCGTGCCATGCAGTCGGCAACACCCTTATCGTATCACCAAGTGACGTCTGAGAAAACACCTGATCGTCACAACTGAACTCTATGTCCCCCGTCATAAACACCTCAAACGAATCTACGTTCGGGTGTATATGCGGCTCAATCACAGAATTAGGCTTTACAGTAAACAATTGCACCTGATAAGGCGCATCCCTAAATAACACCACACCATGCAGATTCCCCGAATAATCCAATCCCATTTCCATAGGACTATTGATCGGTCGATGCGCCATCCAATAATTCATAAACTTTTCTAAATCATCCATTAGTAATATGGAACCTTTCTTCTAAAGTGTCTTGGCTCATCTTCTTCATCCGTATCTAACCTCAAAAACCCACCAGCTCTAAACCGAATCAAAGCCTGCGTACTGCTATCCACCAAGTCATCATGCTCACTATTTGGAAAACTGGCCATCTGCTCAACCACTTCATCCGCCCATCTCGTCTCAGGACACCACACCTTCCCCGACCTGAACAAGTCCGTCACAGAATTCAACCTGACAAACTTATCATTCCCCCTCGTAGGAGTAAACTCACTCACAGGTATCCCCATCCTCCTCAACTCAAAAATCAACGGACTACCCGCAGCTTTCGCCTCAATGATAAAAGCATCAGGACTCCACTCCCGATAATAACTATATGCCGCTTCCTTCAACTCAGGAAACTCCATCCTTCTCTGCACCGCATCCAACAAAATCACGTTCACATCATTAGGGTCTTCATTCAAATTAAACACACCCCATGTCGTACACGCACTAAAGTCAGACCTCTCATTCTTCGTAAAAGCCGTATCCCATGACTGAATAATAAAACTGCAAGGAGGCGGTCTATCTTCCTTCCATCTCCTCCACCACTCCCTCTTAACCAACGCCCCCTCTTCACCAGTCGGTCTTTGCTGATACTGAGCATTCCACTTACTTATCGGCAACTCATCCCTCAGCGCACTCAACTCATCCAAACTCCAAAACTCTGGCCACAAAGGATTCCCATTTGGCATGATCGCAGGCAACTCAATCAGCTCCCACTGCTCACCCTTCTCCCTCTGTATCGCATCCCTCAATACCCGACCCGTTAAATCCCCATCCCCCCAACGGGTCATCACAATCACAATACTCCCACCTGGCTGTAAACGTTGCCGCGGCCCAGACGTATACCACTCATAAACCTTCGCATATACATCAGGATTCCCCGCCGCCATAGCAGCTTCCTGTTCTGAATGCGGATCATCAATAATCAATAAATCCGCACCCTTACCCGTTACCGTTCCCCCCACACCAATCGCAAAATATTCCCCATTCTTATTCGTACTCCACCTACCCGCCGCCTTACTATCCTGCCTCAAATTCACCTCTGGAAACACAGTCTTATACTGCTCACTCCCCACCAAGTTCCTAACCTTCCTACCAAACCCAACCGCCAACTCAGCAGTATTCGAACACTGAATCACCTTCTTACTAGGGTACTTACCCAAAAACCAACTAGGCAATAAATAACTCGCAAACTCACTCTTTGTATGACGAGGCGCCATATTGATAATCAACCGCTTACTCTCACCCCTCGCAATAGCCTCAAACTTTTTCGCCATCACCGAATGATGCCTACCCCCAACAAACCCAGGCCACATCATCTTCACATACGCCATAAAACTGTCCTGAGCCTCCTCCCTCAAGACACTCTCCTTCACCGCATACACCTTCTCCATGAATGCTTCATACTCATCCTTACTTAACTTCGATATCAATTC